CCGGATGAGGAAATAAGGCAGGCCTGGTTGCGGCTTCACCAGTGGTATGCCAACGCCAAGAAGCGTAAGGAAGTCGTCGAACCTATAGTCAACGCGGCCCTATTCGTGCTTGACGAGTTCGACCGCCGAGGGTTCCAATATGACGAGAGCAGCGAGTTGGTACAAGAAGCCAGAAAACTCCGGGATGTAAAGAAGGCTCAGAGCTTAGAAGCAAAGCTGGCCCAGCTCCCGCAGGAAGTGGTCGTAGTCCCAAATTTCGTCTGTGTGGTAGGCTCTTCGGCTGCCGGCAAGGAGAACCCGGGCGATATAGACGTGCTTTTCCGGGCCAATCGGGATGAGAGCGGCGAAAACTTTCTGGTGCAGGCGCAGAATGTCTGGCTGCCGATGCGCAAGGTGCTGGACCCCAAAAAAGAGGGTGTCCTGCACTATATTGACGGCCCTACCGGGCCTCATAGTGACCATGTTCCGGTCTATGACCTAGTGCTACGGCGTAAAGGCGAGTTTAAGCGAGAGGTGGTCAAGGGAGATACCCTGAAGCTCGATCTGGGCTGTGGCGATGCCAAGCCCGAGGGCTATGTCGGCATTGATAAGGAGCCTGGGCCGCAGGTGGACGTTGTCCACGACCTGGAGCAAGGCATTCCGTATCCTGATAACAGCGCCGACGAGATCCGCGCAAACCACGTGTTGGAGCACCTATCGGATAAAGAGAAGATCATGACCGAGGTCTGGCGCGTGCTGAAACCCGGCGGCCAGTTCGTGTTCGAGGTGCCGAGTACAAAGGGCGAGGGTGCCTTTAATCATCCCGGCCATGTAAGCTACTGGAACAAGTCCGCGTTCGCCTTTTGGACACAGGATAACCTGCTTGAAGGCAGGCCGAAGTTCGAGGTTGAGAAGCTGGAGGAGATCCAGAACGGCGATCTAGTATATGTCCAGGGCGTGCTCCGCAAGCCGGAGACCGTCGAAAAGGCCGAAGTAAAGCCTATAATGCGCTTCGACATGCCCAAGCCGGCCATGAAGCACTACGCCCAGACAGAGGCTTTTAAGCCGGAAGAGATCTGGCCCTGGGTAGAAGAGCACTTAAAAGGCGGAGTGGTCTCCGAACAAAAGCTGAATGGCTTCCGTTCGGCTATCCAGAAGGCCGGGGACAAGGTAAGCATCTTCTTTGAGGACGCGCAGGAGGAAAGGAATAAGCAACTGCCGCAGGTAGTAGAGGCTTTGAAGAAGATTGATGCTGACTTCATCCTGGACGCTAACGTGGGCGTCGAGGAAAACGGCAGGCCTTGGCCTAGGATAAAACTGATGACGCTGACCGCCGGTAAGCCAGAGCTGCCCGAAGGCGCTTACCCGAAGATAACGGTCTTTGACATCATCTATTGGAACGAGGATCTGCACAACCTGCCTTTCCGTGAAAGGCGGGCAAAACTGGAGGAATTTTATAACCATTACCTGAAAGGCAACAAGCTCTTCGCTATTACAAGTCAGATGCAGATAAAGTCCAAGCAGGACTTGGAACGGGCCTGGAGAGAGCAAGGGGTAAAAGTCCCGCTTTCCGAAAGCATTGTCTTAAAGGATCTGTCTGCCCCGTATACCATCGGCCCGAGCACCGACGCCCTGGCCAAGGTGAAGAAGATGGTAGAGGTAAAGGCGCTTATTTTGGACGTTAAAGCCAACAAAAACAACACATACGGTTTCAGAGGCGGGTTGTTGCCCGGTGTCTCGGACTACACCAACAAAGTCGACTTCAGAGGGAAAGAGTATATCGACCTCGGTTGGTCATTTAACGCACCTTTTAAGGCCGAGCCGGGCGACGTGGTGACTTTCGAGGTCGAGGAGATCATCCCGCAGGACGACGGCTCACTGGCCTGGCTGGGGGCAAAGCCGGTAGATGTGGACAAAACCAGAACCGAGCCGTACTACGCCAACCAGGTGGTGGATATAGCCCGGAGAGGCGGAATTCTACAGAAGGCCGCTCCGCAGGTACCGAGTGCTGGGGCTACCGGCGCGAAAATTGCCTTTGTGGGGGCCTCGCCGGGGGCTGTGGAAGCTGCAAGGCGAGAGCCGTTTGTGGGTCCCTCCGGTGAGACTTTGAACGAGCTCTACTTGAAGCCGCTGGGCCTTACCCGCAAGGACGTGTTCCTGACCAACGCCGTGCCAGTGTATCTAACCGATGACCAGGGCCGGGTGCGTGAACCAACGGTTAAAGAAATTGAGGAGTGGCGGGGCTGGTTGGAACAGGAACTGGATAAAGCTAAACCCCGGATTATAGTTGCGTTAGGTCAGACAGCTAAATCCGCCTTGGGCGACCGGGCTGATTTTGTTTTGCCGCATCCGATGGCGGTAAGGCGATTCGGGGATAGCGGCGAGGTGGCACGGAAGCTGAAACAAATCAGACGGGCGTTGGAGACGGTTACCAAGGGTGATGCCTCGCCGGAGGAATTGGTTGAGCGTGCCTACGAGCTGAGTATGAGAAAGTTCGGCGAGCCCGTGGATAGGCATACCGTCCATGCGGTGATTGATGGGGTCCTGTATCGGGTCAATGATGGCTGGGGCGAGCGATACTACTTGGTTCGCGGCAACAAAGCTAAACCGGTCGCAGTGAAAATGCCCGATGTAGGCGCATATCACTTTGAACCGCCGTTGGACAAGGATTTTCCTAAAGAGCGTGTCAAAGAGATGAGTTTCACTGACCAAGCTTGGGATCGAGCTCTTGCAGCTTGGGTCAGAGAACATGTGCTGGAGAAGGCCGATATGGAGGAAGGTGACACACGCGCTGAAGTTTCCGCGCGATGGTGGGCCGAGAATTGGCACAAAATGTTTCCGCCCGATGGCAAAGGGAGGTTTGTATACCATCACCATTATCGCGGGCTGAGCGAGGAAGAAACGAAGCTCGATGAAAACGAGCTTCTAAGGACCAACCACAGCCTGCATGGTGACTTGCGCTTCGAAGCCGATGGTGAGCTATGGGGCTTCAGCGTGTTTCTCGGAACGACCGAGGAGAACCGCAAGGCTGGGGGCGATAGGCTGATAAGCTTGCCTAAAGACGATAACCTGCAAGGGCAGTTCAAATTATCAATGCCTAAAGCCTGGCTAAATGTTGGCGTTGGTAAGCCGATGGTCACCGAACCTGGTGAAGTAGGGGCCACCAGCGAGAAATACAGCAAGTTTTTCGCTGTCGATCATGGCACCTATGAGATAGGTGTCTGGCGCGAACACATGTTGGAACTGTTCCTGCATGGTGAAAAACTCAAAGGCCGGTTCTTGATTGAATACGTTCCAGTCGCTGGTGGACGTCGTGTCTGGTTGATTGATAAGCCGGAGGACCAGACACCCTATGCTGAAAAGCATGAACTCGCTGATGTTATAAGCGAGCTGAAGCAGAAAGGTCAAAAGTGGCTGATATGGCGCAACCCAAAAGAAGAAGGCAAGCCGCAGAAAATTGACGTGCGTACGGGCCGAGTGGTAAAGGAATATCATGCCATGATACTCAAAGCGGACGAGGAACGTAGACTGGTTTACGGTGTGGTCCTAGAACCAGATACCGTGGACAGCCAGGGCGACATTATCTCTGCCGCCGAAATTGAAAAGGCGGCGCATAAATTCCTGGTGAAGTCTCGGGTAGTGGGTGACAGGCACAGCAAAAAAGCCAATGCTGAAGTAGTGGAAAGCTACATTGCGCCCGATGATTTTGAAATGGGCGGGCAGAAGGTAAAGAAAGGAAGCTGGGTGCTTGGCGTGCATATCTCCGATGACAGGCTTTGGGATGCAGTCAAAAAAAGGGAGTATACCGGCTTTAGTGTCGGGGGGTTCGGAATTCGCGAGGAGGTGGCCTAACGTGTGAACAGGCTAAAAGATCTGGACGCTGTAGAAGTGAGCTTAGTACCAAAAGGCGCTAATCGAAAGCGCTTTTTAATTTTTAAGGAGGATGATTCGCCAATGGAAGAAATTCTAAAGGCAGTACTTGAAACTCAGTTAGAGGATGAGAAGAAGGTAGACGAAGTCCTGAAGCAGGCCAAGCTCTCCGACAAGGCACAAGGAGCTGTTAAAGGGGCCTTGCGACTTCTCAACGCCTACAAGGATGAACTTCCGAAAGACATTATGAATACTCTGGCTGGGCTAGCCGGCTACGGCTACCCCGAACCGGCCGCGAAGGCCAAAGATGAGGGCAAGAAAAAGGAGAAGTATGGCTACCCCGCTCCCACTAAGAAAGAGGATGGCTCCTATGACTTCTCCGGCATTCCAGAGGAGGTAAGACCGGCAGTTGAGTCCCTCTGGAAAGAGCACGAGGCGGCAATTAAGAAAGCCGAAGAATTAGAGAAAGTTCTCAAGGCCGAACGCGAGGAACGGCTCCGCAAGGAGTATATCCAGAAGGCTGCTGCTGATTTCGGTAATCTACCGACTAAGCCGGAGGAATTCGGGCTGGTGCTGAAGGGCCTGGCTGAAAAAGCGCCTGAAGAGTATGCCAAACTTGAGGGTGTGCTGAAAGCGGCTAACGAGGCCATCGAGAAGGGTGCTTTGTTTGCCAAAGTGGGGCATAGCGGCGGCCTGGCCGGTGGCTCTGCCATGGCCAAGATCGAAGAAGTTGCCAAGTCCCTGGTCCAGAAAGACGCCAGCATGACTAAGGAACAGGCTATTGCCAAGGCCCTGGAGTTGCACCCGGAGCTTTACACCGAGTACCTCCAGGAAACACAAAGGAGGCTGAGCTAGATGGCTTATGAAATCCCCGTTGAAATGATGACCCGTACTGCTGGAGCGGATCTGTCGGCAAAGCAGTACTACGCCGTAAAGGTTAATTCCAGCGGCCAGGTTGTGCTGGCCGGCGCTGGGGAGAACGCTATCGGCGTCTTGCAGAACAAGCCCGCTAGCGGTCAGGCCGCTCAGATCATGGTACTGGGCGAATCCAAGGCCGTGTATGGTGCGAGCGTCACCGCTGGGCAGAACCTCGCCGCGGACGCCAGTGGTAAGCTGGTCCCAGCGGCAGGTGAGGCGGCTGTCCTTGCCGTAGCACTGGAAAGCGGTAGCGCGGACGAGATCCACACTGTGCTGCTAGTGACCAGGGTGACCGCTGGAGCCAGGACGAGTTCGGTGCTGTCCATCCCGGTCAAGCTGGCGAAGGTGGCTGCCGGCGACGTAGTTACTAACTATGTCCCCGGTTTCGCTGGTGCGATCAAGAAGGTCAGCTTCGTGGTGACCGACCCGGTGACCACAGCAAGCAAGGCAGCAACGCTCAATCTGGAGATCGGGACTACCGATGTTAGCGGCGGCGTGCTATCCCTCACCAGCGCCAATTGCGGCACGCTGGGCGCAGTGGTAAACGGCACGGCAATCACCGGGAACAACGTATTTACAGCGTCTGACTCGATCAGCGTCGAGGCCTCGTCCGTCACGGCTTTTGTCGAGGGCGAAGGCGTGCTGCTCATTGTGCTAGGTTAGGAAGGAAGGTGGAAATAAATGCCTAATCCTACAGCAGGAGATATTCACGTCAATCAACCGTTAACCAATATATCAATAGCTTACATTCAGTCGGCTGGTGGCTTCATCGCCGATAAAGTGTTTCCCAATGTGCCGGTGCAGAAACAGTCTGATAGATACTTCCAGTACCTGAAAGAAGACTGGTTCCGCGTAGAGGCCCAGGAGCGGGCACCCGGGACCGAATCGGCCGGCGGCGGCTGGCGGATTGACAATACGCCGACTTACTACTGCCGCATTTATGCTGTCCACAAAGATATCGACGACCCGACCCGCGCCAATGCCGATGCGCCGATCAACCTCGACCGAGACGCTACCGAGTGGGTAACTCAGCAACTTCTGCTTAAGCGTGAGACCACCTGGGCGAGCCAGTACTTCGTTACCGGCGTTTGGGGCACTGACCGGCAAGGAGTTACTTCTGCTCCAACCGGCAATCAGTTTGTCAGGTGGAGCGACCACACTAACTCCGACCCGATCGCGGACATCGATGCTTCGATCATGTCTATCGCCAGCACGACCGGCTACAAGCCGAATACGCTTGTTGTATCGCCAGACGTGTTTGGCAAACTGAAGAACCACCCCAAGATCCTTGACCGCGTGAAGTACACCCAGCGGGCCGTCATTACCGAGGACATCCTTGCCGGGTTGTTCGGCATAGAGAAATTCCTGGTTCCCTGGGGCGTAGTGAACACGGCAGCTGAAGGTGCTACTGAAAATACTAACTTTATCTTCAGCGGCAAGGTGCTTCTGGTTTATGCCGCTCCCCAACCTTCGCTGCTCAAGCCCTCCGGCGGGTATACTTTCTCCTGGGTAGGCTACCTCGGAGCCGGGCAGCAGGGCAACCGGATCAAGACGTTCCGCATGGAGCATTTGGCTTCGGACAGGATAGAGGGAGAAATGAGTTTTGATGTAAAACTCGTCGCTCCCGATCTTGGAGTGCTGTTCTACGATGCGATTTAGAGCTAAGGTGCCGATTCCGACTGCTACGGGAAGGATAGCGCCGGGTGAGATTCTTCCGCCCGGCGCTCCTTCCTGGGCGTGCTTTAGGGAACTCAAGCTGTTAGGCTGGGTAGAGGAAGTGAGCGAAGATGACGTGGAGTTACAACAGCAGTTTGGCGAGCGACAAAGACAAAGTGAGGCTGTTAACTGGGGACACGGACACAACGGACCAGCTCCTACAGGACGAGGAGATAAACTACCTGCTGACCGAGACAGGAAACGTCCTTCTGGCGGCAGGTCGCGCAGCAAGAGCGATAGCAGCAAAGTTCGCGCGGCAGGCAGATAAAGAAGTAGGTGACCTGCGGGTAAGCCTGAGCCAGAAGGCGGAGGCCTATCGTAAACTGGCAGACGACCTTGAGAAGCGGGCCGGTTCGGTATCCATACCGTCGCTTGCCGATCAGGGCGACTTCCTGTTCACCAAGGGGATGATGGGATGGCCGAACGAGACTTCTTAGAGTGGTTTAAACAGACGGTGACGATAGAGCCGTTTATTGGGGTCAACGCCTACGCCGAACCGCAGTATGGTCTTCCTGCGACATATCCCGCTTTTGTGCAACGCAAGACGAAGCTGGTGCGGGACAGAACCGGGCGGGAAGTCGTCAGCACGGCTCAGATGTATCTGGACGGTACGGTTAGTATCGGCGTTGAGGACAGAATCACGTTACCGGACGGTTCGCAGCCGGTCATCCTCTCGGTGGAGGTTTTACCTGACGAGACCGGAGCCACGCATCATGTGGTGGTGAACACATGAGAATAACGGTCGAAATCAAAGGTACAAGAGAGTTACAGCGCACCCTGGAAAAGCTGGGCGAGCGGGCGCTGGCCGAAGCGGGGAAGGCCCTATACGCCGAGGCGGAGCTGGTCATGACCGAGAGCAAGAGGCAGTGCCCGGTTGATACCGGGGCACTGAGAAGCACTGGCCATGTTGAGCTGCCGAAATATAGCGGGAATAAAGTGACGGTACAGATGGGGTATGGCGGACCTGCGGCTCCGTATGCTGATATTGTGCATGAAGGGTACGGCCCACACGTCATAGAGGCAAAAAATGCAAAGGTGTTGGCGGTCCCTGCGAACAAATGGAAAGGCGGCCCGGTCAACGAGTACGAATCGAAGCAGCTACCGAAGTACAGCAAAGACGGCAACTACGTCATTCTGGGCAAAACCGTCCACCATCCGGGCTTTGCGGGCAAGAAATATCTTGAGAACCCGGTAAATGAAGTTGCGCCGCGACTTGCTGCCAGACTGGCCCGGCGGCTGAGGCAGGTGTTTGAGTAATGCTTGTGGAGGACATCGGAAACTACCTCCAGACAAGCGGTGTCGGTACGATCGGCACCGATATTTTTTTAGGGCAGCTGCCTG